GAAGCTGCGCCGGTCATGGCCGAGTTTCTGTCGGCTGCCAGATTGGTCAGCGCTGTCGCTGTAACCCCGGAGGCTTGAGCCAGGTAGTTGGTAGCGACGGCGCGGGTAAGTCTGCGAGAAGCGGCCATCACTCGCCCGTGGGTGTCAACGATTCCTCGTCCAGCGCGGCCGTCGGCCTGATGATTTTTCCAAACACGGCAAATCCGGCGAGGTACGTTTCGCAGTCGTATAAATGATCCTGTCGGCTTTTAATTCGGATCCACTCATAAACGTCCTTTCCGGTCTTTCGATTGATGCGGTGGATCTTTTTGTGAGAGCTCATGTGTTCTTTGTATTGTGGTGAAACGTCGTGCGCTACTTCCCACAGCGGCCCCTGCCCTCGACGCAACCATGCCAGCAGATCCTGACAGGCCGGTGAGCTAAGCAGGATCAGCATGCAGCCTGCGTCGGTTGGTTGGGTTGCGCTGTGGACGGACTTCATCCGACCGCGTGGCGTTTCAATCCAATAGAATGGGCGCTCCTCACCTTTCAACGCCGTGAACTTATAGCGGGCCGCAATCCGGTATGTATCTTGAGCCTCAAATCCTGAGTCAATGCAGACGTGCTTCGGATCCACGCCGAGCTCGTGAAGTGTTTGCGCCACGTCCTCGATCGTCCTGCGTCGCCCTTCCTCAATCAGTCGGCTCGATCCGTCCCGGGCAAACGCACGCACGGCAAACCAATACTCATCAATCTGTCTATCTATGGCCGCAAGTTTTATGTGTTCCGTTTCCCATGATTGCCTTTTCGCAAAGGCGCCCGCGGGAATGTCCACAGTTTTGTCGTCGTCGAATTGGTCTTCCCAGGGCAAGGCGCTCCACCCGTTCACGAATCCCTGCAATCCGTGCAGATAATGCTTTTCGGTCAGGAACTTTTTGGCGCAGTCGGCAATCGTGACGCTCAGTGAATAGTACGACGGCAGCCGGAAGCTACGCCTGCCCGGCTCAGCGTTTGGATTGTTGGCCACCCACTTCCCCTGGTCGATTGCCTTGCGCCGTTCGCCCTCAGTCCACGGGTGATCGCATTTTGTGCAGTGATACCGTGCAGTCTCTCCTACCTTTTTCATGTCCCACTTTCCGTTTGCGTCCCGGGCTGCGTCGTCCCATCGCACTTGCCCAAATTCCATCGCCTGCGGTTCGTTGCATGCCGGGCATGGAACGTGATAGGTCTCCTGAGATCCGGCCAGATAGTTCGTCCATATGTCGCCGGTGCTGAGTGTGGGCGTGCTGGTCAGAACGTGTTTGCGTGATGGAAATGCCTTTGTGCGTTCTAGGCATAGCGACATAGCGGAACTTTCTTTGTCGGTCGGTGGCGCAAACTTATCCAATTCATCCAAAATTGCTATGCAACAAGGACGACTGCTAATAGAGGCCGGACTGTTACTGCCAGTAAGATTTAACGTACAACTAAGAAATTGCATTTCGAGATTTGCAAAGTCGTCGCTGTCGTAAGGAAACAGCGCTTTGATCGGCTTGCATTTTTCAAAGATCGGCACCAGTCGCGTCTTGGAATATGACCGCGCCAGATCCGCGTTAGGCATGACCAGCAGTGACGGCGCCGGATCGTTGGCAATCCGATACGCCAGCCACACCGCCAGCGTCAGCGTCTTGCCTGTCTGTGATCCCCAACACAGGCAAACCGTGTGAACGCCCGGATCCGCCAGCGCTTCAAGCACGCCGCGGACGTAGGGCGAGTTTGCCGTGGAGTACAGCCCGGGCCGAGCCGTGATCCGGCTGTCCAGTTGGATGTTCCGCTCCGCCCACTCAATCACCGACGGCGGCTTCTCATAATGCCAGCGGGTCTTTTCCCGCCGGCGGAGTTCGGTTTGTGCTTTCGTCACAACGCCGATTCCACCTGCCTCATGATCTGCCCCACCTCGTTCTCGACCTCCGCCTGCACCTCGGCCGCCGGTCGGTTTGCGCAGATCGGAGCCAGCCTTTTCGCCATGCCTTTGAGCAGCGGGATCAGCGCGTTGTCCCGGGCGGCCAGCAGCTTGTCGGCCTCATCTACGGGCACCATTTTTCCTTCAGCTTCGTTGATGTCGGGCCGGTCGCCCTTCATTTTGCGTAGCGCCTCCACTACTCGGGTGTAATCGCTGATCAGAGCTGACCGCTCTGGGCCTGTCGCCTGCTTTGCCGCTTCGCCTAGGGTGGCGGCCAGTGATTCCAGTCGATCGATTTCGCCGTCCAGACCGACGCCGTCGATCGCCTCGAGTGCTTTAGGCGGGTTTGCGACCGCCTGCTTTTCAAGTTGGCGCCGGGCTTGGCGCAGACCGACGCCGGCAGCGGCGGCTTGTGCATGAATGGCGGTGTTTTTAGGGCGTCCCATAGGTCAAAGTAAGGTTTTTAAATTTCACTCAAAAAAGGGGTGGCAGATGCAAGCACCCCGATGATGCCCTATAAAATAAAAGATTCCTTCCATATAGCCCCGTGGCATGGGGTATGGGCATGGGGTGGCTGTGGTCTATCACTCTACACCCTTTAGCTCGTTGTAGGCTCTCACAATCGGCTCTGCTTCGCGTATAAACTGTTCACGCAGCTCAGCATCCTGACTTATGTACTTTGATCCACGATTGCCAAGCCACTGGCAGGCTTTAATGACCGGCCATAGGAACGGCTTAGGGTCGGCCGGCACGCTGGCGGTAATCGGATCCGGTAGCATTCCGATCCTTAGATAAGTCTGACGCATCTCGCCTGCGTCAGCCTGGCCTGATGTTAGTTTATGCTGAGCAGCCGCCACCTTCTCATAACGCCTGCCCACCTCTTCAGTGATCCCTGCCTGCTCGCATAGATCCCGGACGTCCTCGCCGTCTGTCCGGGCCTGCTGGATAATCGTGCCAGCCTCAGCCGCCAGCCCGATGGTCTTGCCGACCAGCTCCAGCGCCTTATCGCGTGTGTCGTTTAGTTTAGTGACGATTGCTTTAAGTTTCATTTCTTTATGCCTTTCTTTAGTGCGGCCATGTTGAACTTGGGAGCCTCACGCCGCCGCTGTGCGTGTACTCTGTACGCCCGCTTGCGATAGGACTCTCTGGCCTTATCGCTTTTCTGTGATCGCGACCGGATCCCGAGCCGGTCATAAACCTCTGTCACCTGCTTGCTAATCGCCTGCTTGGTCACGCCGTACCGCTTGGCCACGGCCGTCATGGACTCCGGCGACTTGTTTAGCGCTATGTTCAGCACGGCATGGCCCAGTGTGTCCGTCCGGTTTGCCATCGCTGGGTGATCTGGTGCCTTCGCCATCAGATATTCGATCACCTTGGTCGTGGTGAACGCCGTACTTGTTGTGACCGTAATCTTGAGCTCGGAATAGGCCTCAAACACCAAATCGGACAGCGAATCCATGGCCATCGCCGGGTGCTGAAAGTTGGCGGGTATTTTTTCGATGATTTCTGCGCTGTTTATGATCACCGGAAATACCCCCTATGGATGGTCAATGGATGGAAATTATGAACCCTATCGATGGATATTCCCTTAAAGGGGGAATATCCATCCATAGGAGTTCGACCAATTTCCGGTGATAGAAAAATAATAAGTGGTGATAGGTTTTTTGGGGTCATTTTTGATCCTCGTTTAATACGTATTTTTTGGCCTTTTCTGTGCCTATATTTTTGATCAAACCTTCGATTTCCCATGCCGCTGTCAGATCCCTGCTTTTTGTGTGACCGATCTTCGATTTGTTGCGGATTAAACTTTGAAGATCGCCGGCGCTTATCCCTTTTGAGATAGAACTGCGATAATCCTCAAAGTTGACCACAATCTCCGGCCGGCCTGCCGTCTTCCGTTCAGGTTCGTCGGCCCCAATCCACGCCAGTCCAACATCGCTGTGGCGTAGATTCACGTAAGGTTGAATGGCAGTTTGCGCCACAATGCCCCCAGAATTGAGATTTGATCGCTTCCCGCGCTTGGTCACCTCTAGGCGGTAAACGTTGCGCTGTTCGGCATCCTGACCGCTTGGAGCTAGGGTTAAAACGCTCCGGGCCCAGTTGGTCAGCTCGGACGATCCAAAGCCGCTGTAAGCCTTATCATGGCCCTGATAGCCGTTGCCTTCCCGGACGGGCTTTGGCGTGTGGTGAATGAGCATCCACGCAAAGCCGGCCGACAGCGACAGCGGATTCAGCATCGTGCGTAGAAACTCGCTGGCCGTCTCCTGGCTGGATAGATCGCCGCCGATAAACGCCAGCAGCGGATCCACCCATACCAGATCCACCTTGTACTTTTCCACTAAACGCCGGACGCGATCGACAAACTTCTCTCCGGTAGACGTGCAGTCTCGGACGATTATGACGTTCGCCTTCACCAGCTCAATTTCTTCAGGCGTAAGGTTCATCGCCTTCAAAACGCCCTGAATCGCTTCCGCCACGTCACCCTCGTCGTTCTCGGCCTGAATGATCAGTGACTTCAGCCCGTTGCCGTGCGGGTTAATGCCAAAGAATGCACGACCAATCGCCCAGGTGATGGCGGCCTGCGTGCACAGGACAGACTTTCCAAGCCCGCTGGATCCAACCCACAGCGCCGATCCGCCCCGGCATATCCACCGCTTGCCGAGCAGTTGGGTCGGATCTTCGGTCTCTTTAAAATTCAGCAGGTCGTCCCACTTGTACGGCTCGGGGATGTCGCCAAACAGGATCCGCTCCTTCCATTCTAGGAATGAGATTTTAGGTGTTCCGCATTCAACCAAGTCCTGCCGCTGGCCGGTGGCCGTCCGCATCGCCCCGGGCAAACGTGAAAGGCGCCCCGCGTCCTTGTTGGCCGGATCCGGCTTGGAATGTTCGAGATGTTTGTAAATGAACTCGACTCGTTCCTTGAATTCCTCCTGCGTCGTCGCATCGATCCGTACCCATGCGTGAAGACTGCGTGAACCGCTTTTGATGATGCAGGTGGTAGGAAGTCCGCTCTTTTTAATAATCTTCCACTGTTCGTCCATCGTCGATTCATCGAACTCGATCAGGCAGTGCCGCCATTTCACAACGTGCTCCGATTTGCGGCCTTTGCCGTTGTTCGGATTGATCGAGGCATAGACTCCCACGGCGTTGCCCTGCCATTCCTTCAGCCCTTCGCCTTTAAACAGCTCGAGCCATTCCTCTCGGGTGCGCGTTTCCCCGGATCCGTCCGGCCGCTCTCGGTCGTCGTCCCGTATGCTGCGAGTGATGTTGATCATCTCGCCCACTTCAAACGCGGCCGTCAGGAACTTCTCCACCGGCGTCTCGTCCACGCTCCTCGGCATGGCCGGGATGGGGTCTCCTTCTTTCACGATCTGTAAGTTGTGCAATCTGTACTTTCCTTTCGGTTTGTAAGGCTCGCGGGCCGGCTGCCTAAATGCGGACTTTGTGCACCCCTCAGCCTCTTTGAGCGGCAGATTATTTCTCACGCACCATTCCTCAGCGTTCGTCAGCGTCTCGTCCTGGCACGCCCCTGAGTCGCGCCACTGCAGGCACAGCTTAAACAGTTCCGTGTTGCGGGTGCCCTCCGCTGCCCCGTTCTTCATGACTTCAACGGCGGCCGGTGGTAGTTGGTGAATCATTTTTTAACCAATCCTTTCAACGCCTTGGAAATTACGTACTCAATCACTGCCTCTTGATCCTCCCTCAATCGCTTCAGCCCAAATGCGTGCAGAGCCTTGGCCGTTTTGGAGTTATAAGTGATGTCGACCAGAACCTGCTTCGGCGCAGGGCGTGATTTGCTAAAAGTAATTTTGCCCAAATTTTTCATTAACATTTTCCCACTCATTTTTTCTTCTCCGCGTCCCGCTTCTGGTAAATCTGGGCCCGCTTCAACAGCTCCCGGGCAATCGTCAGCGCCAGATCCAACCGCGTCCCGGCGGCCTTATGCTGCTCGGCGGCCAGATTGCTCTTGGCGCGTTCCAAGATTTCGACCAGCCAAGTGGTGCGCTTTACGCTCATGAAATAACTGCCTCCCACCTAATTTTCGGTTCGTTGTAGATTTCGCGCTCCTGCCGTTTGCGGCCAGTTCGCGCCCATCCTCCCGGTCGCGTTTTTGCGGCAATTTGCCACCCAGCCCCTCGCAGGCTGGCGCCCGTTTCCTTTTGTAGGGTGTAGGTCAGTATTTTGCTTCCACCCATCGCTGCCCAAATCCTCCGGGCGGCCGAATATAAAAAGCTGCACGTATTCTTCGGTGAATTTGGAACCACCACGAGTCGGGTCACCTCTGCCGTGTGGTCGTCGTTCAAGAGGCGTGCAACGGGCCGCGCAACAATGCAGGCCCCCACAAGGGCGCCATCGTGCTCGCATCCGATTGCCCACTTTCCACCATGAGTCGGACTGCTATGCCGATGGTGTTCGCCCACAACGGCGTTGGCTTGCTTTATAGTTAGCGGGACAATTCTCACCACTGCCCAATTCCCCACCGCATCCGGTTGCCCCGGGCGATGGTGACCTGCTGGGCGTACTGCTTCGGCGTGTAAATTCCGATGACGCGGGCGGAGAACATGGAGAGAATCATTTCAAGCAGCTCCTTGTCGCTCATTTTCAATCCACTCAATCCTTTCCCCAATCCAAGCCATGCACGGGACGGCCATTGAATTGCCAAGCGCCTTGTAGCGTGGCCCATCCGGGCATTGATCGGCTGGCTTGCCGCGCCATGAGATCAGCGTGTGATCGTCTGGAAAACCTTGGAGCCGTTCACATTCTCTTGGGGTAAGTCTGCGTACTGCCATCTGGTTTAACAGCGTTGGAGCTCTATTCCCGCCATCAGATGCGGGCAATGTTGGTGCAACGTGTTCGCTGTACCCAATGCCACCAGCTTTGCTACCTTGACCTCCTTTAAAAGCCGCAACCGCCACCTGATTATCCCCCATCTCCTTCCGCAATGTCGGAGATAGTTCTTTCACAAATCTGCTCTCGTTGCCTTCTCTAATTGCGATACCAGGTTCAAAGGCAACTGCCTCCTGAACCAACGGAACATTCCCACCGCCTGTTCCGTATCGTGATACGCAACTAGGAGCGACATCGTGTGGGCCAGTTACTCGGCTGTCGTTGGGATGGTTTTCGTATAAAACTACTTTAACCTCCGTATCGCCAGCCTTTGTGTTTGCCTTTAGCGTTGGGCAAACAGATTGCTCAGTCAGCTTTCCTGTTAATCGAAGCTCTGAAGTTTGGAAGGCAACAGCGTGCGGACCTCTGGCAACCAAAGAATCCATAGTCTCACCATGCTCAATACGAGGTTTGTATTGTGCGTTCTCGCCTTGATTGAATGCTGCACGATCAATGATTACTGGGGATGCAACAAGATCAGTAGCATCCTTGTAATCCCTAGCTTTCATTGCTGACGCAGTTCCGTCGTTGGAGTATTCACCAAATGCCTGCATCCGAAATGCACTTATTTTATCACCGCCTCCAATGCCTGCTTCAACATCGGTGGCAATTCCTTGCCCCGCTTCTCGGCTCGGCGCAGGATTCCGGCGCACGCTTTCGGACTCAAATAAAACCTTTGAGGCAAGGTTCCCTTTTCCAAGATGTGCGACAACGAACACACGCCTGCGTCTTTGGGCCACTCCGAACCATTGAGCGTCCAAGACTCGGTATGCCCACTCATACCCCAGCTCCCCCAACGCTCCGAGGAAGGAACCAAAATCTTTTCCTCCGTTAGATGACAGGACACCGGGGACGTTTTCCCAGACAAGCCATCGAGGTTTGAGACGTTCAGCGATTGCAAGATAGGTAAGCATGAGGTTCCCGCGTGGGTCCTTGAGCCCTTGTCGCAATCCTGCAACGCTGAAGGATTGGCAAGGGGTGCCTCCAACCAGAAGGTCGATTGTTCCGCTTTGTATTGGCCACTGCTCATATTTCGTCATATCTCCTAGGTTAGGAACCTCCGGCCAGTGGTGCTTCAGCACCGCCGCTGGAAATGGTTCAATTTCTGAAAACGCTGCTGGCTGCCATCCAATCGGCTCCCATGCTTTGGATGCGGCCTCGATCCCGCTACACACGGAAAGATATTTCACTTACTCACCTCCACCGTTGCGACCCTGGGGAGGCGCATCGCGTTGAATTGCGCTTCACTCGCGGCAAACACGTCAATCACCGGCAGCTTCCCCCCGCTGGCTTTTTTGCTTTTCACTGCCGTGCCCGTATCGACCGCCACCCACTCCCGCTTTCCGTTCATGATCTTAATCTTCGACCACAGCGGAATGATGTCGGGGTCGACGGCGCAGTGACGGCCAGCCCGCAGGCGTGTCCCAGTGCTCGACTGAAAGCGGCTCGACCACTCGTCCTCCCCGGGCCAATACCCAGTGATGCGGACTTTCATTTTCTTCACGTCAATCCGCTTGGCCTCGGGCCTGCAATCGATCATGACGTTCGACGCCTGCCCGGAAGTGATCCCGAGAATCGCTAGAATGGACAGCAGCGCTCTCACAGTCCTGCCCTTATCCGATCGATCAGATTGTTCTCGCGTGTCTCAGCGGCGGCCAGCGCTGCCTTCGCCTCGGCCAGTTCACGGGCCAGCGATCGAACGCGGTTGAGGAGTTGTTCGTGCGTCGTTTGGTCGGGGAGGATTTCAATCACAACGCACCTC